AAATACAGTAAAAATCCTGCACAACAAGCGGCCATTGCAATTGCTAAGAAAAAGGCTGCAGAAGCAGCAACAGGTGTGCCTCCTGAATACGGAAGAATGATAGTTGGAAAAGGTCCTAAACTAATAAAGAAAAAGATTGGTGAAGCCTGGCAGGCTGTAAAAGAAATGAAGGAACTGTATGCAGTATATGATACAGCAAATGGCAATCGTGTAGTTGCAACATACAGTAGTTCTAAAGAAGCAATAAGTGGCGTACAGACTGCAGAACTTCCTCCAATGAGCATTCCTAATAATAAAACTCTAAGAATACAACAGACACTCAAGCAGATGATGATAGGCGATAAGGTTGAAACCAAAAGTGACATGTTACGCAAAGCAAAGAAACGTGCTCGTGCTGAACTAGGCATGTCAGAGCGCAGTTTAACAAAAGCCGAAAAGGGTAAAATGCGCAGTTACGAAAAGAAAATAGACAAAGCGGACTTTATTGAACGCTATGGAAAAAAAGAAGGCCCTGGTATATACTACGGCACTATAACTAAAATGGCGAAGAAAAATGCGTGATTTAATTGATAAACTAAACGAAAAAGCAAAAAAATTTCCCAGCGAACAGGAAGTTGAGAATAAAATTGTTGATATGGTAGATTTTCTTGGTATCAACGGTATGTTTGGTGATGAAGATGAAGGCTATATGAGAGCAACCTTTTACACAGATGACATGCCCAAAGATGAACTAATCGCTGAACTTGAAAAACGTTTTGGATCTGAAGGATACGAAATAGTAGACATGGAGGAAGGTGGAACTGAAGTCATCTTCATGTACGATTAATGGCAGTATTTCCTACAGGTGCACAGGCTCGTGAAAGAGCGCAGGGCAACAACACACTAGTACAGCAGATTGCTATTATGGAAATCACTGTGCTAAACAGTATAGCAAGTGGCAGTTTTACTGCAACTATTAGTGACACAAGCACAGTCACTATACAAGGTACAACAATCACTGGTTCACCAATGACTGACAATGATACAGACGGTCAAAACTATTACAAAGTACAACAAGGCACAATTACAGACACTGTTAAGACAGAACAGATGAACGAAGTAATTGCACATTTCGAGAACAAAGGTTATACCATAGCACGCAAAAGTACAAGCGGCACATACTTTTTCTGGGAAATAACCTGGTAAGATAAACAATGCTATCTAGCGAATTCAATCGCTTAATGAATTATGCACACATGAATGATGATCCGTTCGGAGTGCTAAGTGCAGTATATGACAACGAACTTCCGCATCCCTACTTCAATCCAAAATACATAGCGTTTAGTAAACTAAGAGACTTTGATCATAATAATTGGTTGACGCGTGAAAAGTCCAATAGAACTATTGTATTTGAAGATTTAGAATATATTATTCCGGGCGAGAAATTAAACTGGGATGCAATAGGCAATCCACCTTGCACTGAACAGGATAAATTAATCACAAGTTCTATTACAGTAAATGATCATTTATGGCCTTGCGAGTATGCATTTAGTAGTTGGCATCTAGTTCAGACTCATATGATTAATGAAAATACCTATGTGCAACAGCAGGATACACGACCTTATTTTGCAGATATACTTTTAGGAAATCTCAAACCACATCGTAAAATATTTTTTGAATTATTACAAACTACAGATCAACTGGATAATAATTTAGTAAATGCTTTTGGTCAATACAAAACTCCTTATATTGATAGTGGAACTGACGAAATAGATCTGTTTTTTAAAAACATTAAATTAAAAGAATATACAAACACAACGTTATTTTTTAAGGGAAATTTTGCAAGTCAGTACATAAGCAAACACATACAGGAATCTACTTGGTATAGTGTTGTAGCAGAAACACTGGACGATAATAGGTTATTTTTTCCTACTGAAAAAACAGGCAAAGCAATGATAAGCGGCAAACCTTTCATTGTATTAGGCAGTAAACACTTCCTAAAAAATTTAAGGAGTATAGGATTTAAAACTTTTCATCCTATTATAGATGAAAGTTATGATTTAATTGACAGTATTGAACTGCGCACAAGGGCAGCATATTCAAGTTTTATAGAATTACAAAAACAAGATCCACTTAATGTTAGAAAGAAACTACAGGATGTATTGGACCATAATGAAAAGTGTATGCGGAATAAAGCATTCCTAACACAAAGAGCAAGAAACTTATTGCAAAATTTGCAGACTACTGTATAATATAGATATGCTACAAGAACGATATGACTATAAACCTATCAATAGAAAAAATATTGATGGCAAAAGACACTATGCAACTCCTGAAGGAGAAGCAGTTCCCAGTGTCACTACTATCCTTGATAAAACTAAGCCTGAAGAAAAACGTAAAGCACTGGCTGCCTGGAAAAAACGTGTGGGCACAGAACAAGCACAGCGTATTACTACAGAGGCAGCAAGTAGAGGAACAAGACTACACAAGTGGTTAGAGGACTATTGTATTACAGGTGAACTTGCAGAACCTGGTAGTAATCCTTACAGTCAACAAAGTCATAAAATGGCCGAACTAATTGTTGAACACGGACTTAGTAATGCACAGGAAGTATGGGGAACTGAAGTGCCACTATACTACAGCGGATTATATGCTGGAACTACAGACTGTGTGGGTGTGCATAATGGCCAGCCTGCTATAATGGATTTTAAACAAACTAACAAACCTAAACGCACAGACTGGATTGAAGATTACTTTCTACAGTTGTGTGCATACGCTAATGCACACAATAATATGTTTGACACAAATATAAAACGCGGAGTTGTACTAATGTGCAGTAAGGATTATCAATATCAGGAATGGATACTGGAAGGCGACGCCTTCGAACACTACAACAACATATGGTGGCAGAGAGTAGCACAGTACTACGAGCAAGGATAAATACACTATATTATTTGTAGGAGTATACTAACGTGGCTATTGTTCAAATTTCACGCATTCAACACAGACGCGGTGTTTCAGAAAATTTACCTCAACTAGCAGTAGGCGAACTAGGACTTGCTGTTGATACAAAGCGTGTGTATATTGGTAATGGTGGCACAAACGCTCCACAAATTGAAAACATCGAATTGCTTACTGCACAAAGTAATCTACTTGATAGTAGTGATAGTTATACCTATAAGGGCGAGGCAGCAGGCTATACAGCAACAACTGGTGTAAGTGCAGCCGCACCCACAACACGCACAATGCAACAAAAGTTTGATGACGTTGCTAGTGTAAAAGACTTTGGTGCTAAAGGCGACGGCAACACAGACGATACAGTAGCAATTAATCGTGCGCTAAGTGAACTGTTTACTCGTGCTACAAACACAGAGATCCGTAGAGCATTACTGTTTCCAGCAGGCACATACGTTGTTACAGATGTAATTAAGATTCCAACACACGCTAAACTAATAGGTGATGGTCCTAATAGTAGTATTATAAAAGGCACTAGTGCAACACCTGATTGTGTTGCAATGACCAGTGATAGTTTACAACAGATAGACGGCAGTATTGGTGCTGGTGGTGCTACAAGTCCAGGCAACCTACACATTGATGGCATGACATTTGATGCTAGTGTTGATACAGTTGATGCATTTGTTGTTAACCAAGCACAAACAGTATTGTTTACTAATACACGCTTTCAGGGATTCAATAACACAGTACCAACAAGTGTGGGAAATAGTCAAACCGCACTTAAATTAGAAAGCAGTGCAACTCGTGAAACAGAACATGTCAGTTGTGTTGGTTGTACATTTACAGGTGCAAACTTCCTAGTAGTTGGCGATCATGATATGAGCAGTATTACATTTACAGGTTGTGAATTTATAAGTGCATTTAAAGGACTGAAAATAGGTGAATCTCGCACAGGCAGTGCGCCTGCAGTGGATGGCCCTCGCGGTGTTAAAGTAACAAACAGTTTATTTGATGATATCTATAACACTGCAATCCATGGTTACTTTGGCCCTGGACTTACAAGTGCATTTAATACTTTTATGGATTGTGCAAACAACAACTTGGGTGTAGGCAATGCGAACACACATGTTATAACATTTCAAAGATCAGGAATGCACAGCATTGCAGATGACTTTGAACGAACAGATGGTGACGTAACAAGTAGTACACTTCGTGTAAGTCATACAGGTGTTAGTTTAGATGATACTAAGTTTGAAGTTGGAAGTTTTGCAAGAAAGTTTAGTGCTGACATTACACTGGATGACAATAGCACTAAAGACAGTGGATTAAGTTTCAGTGATAATAGCACACTTGAAAATGCTATTGAAATAGATTATATGATCACAAGAGGCACAGCAAGACGTCAGGGTGTATTGCGTATAACACAGGATGCTAATGCACAAGTTATCGATGATGACTTCAGTGAAAATAATGGCACTGTGGGGGTAACTTTTTCCTTGACAAATAGTTCAAATATAACTAAACTAAGATATACTACAACTAGCACTGGTAGTGCCGCAACGTTTAAACATACAGTAAGAACCATACGCTAAAAGATATTAGCTCTGTCATTCATAGAGTAATAACGTCTTAAATGAACAGTGTGCCTGTCTTTAAATAGAACATACAAAAATACAAATACTACAAGGGTTTCGAGATGAACAGCAATATACAGATTACAAAAAGAGACGGCACTAAAGAAGATCTTGATTTGGATAAACTCCACAAGGTCGTTTTTTATGCCTGTGAAGGAGTTACAGGTGTAAGCGCAAGTGAGGTTGAACTACGGAGTAACGTACAGTTTTACAACGGCATGCAAAGCGCGGACATACAAGAGACACTAATTAAGAGTGCGGCTGATCTAATCAGCGAAGAAACTCCTGGTTATCAATATGTTGGTGGCAGACTAATTAATTATCACCTGCGTAAAATGGTATATGGCGAGTTCGAACCCTGGCACATTTTAGAACTAGTAAAAAGAAATGTTGAAATAGGCTTTTACGACAAAGACATTCTTACAAATTATGATGAACAAGAATGGAACACTATTAATGATTTTGTTAAACATGATAGAGACGAAAATTTAACCTATGCTGCTATGGAACAATTCCGTGGAAAGTATCTAGTAAAGAATCGCGTTACTAATCAGATATTCGAAACGCCGCAAGTGGCATATGCCCTAATTGCTGCAACACTATTTGCACATTATCCAAAGGATACCCGCTTACAGTGGGTCAAGGACTACTATGATGCTATATCTACTTTTGACGTTAGCCTTCCTACTCCTGTTATGGCCGGTGTACGCACTCCCCAGAGACAGTTCAGTTCGTGCGTTCTTATTGAAACGGACGATAGTCTGGATAGTATTAATGCTACTACTAGTAGCATTGTTAAGTACGTTAGCCAAAAAGCAGGCATTGGCATTGGAGCAGGATCCATACGCGCCCTTGGCTCGCCTATTAGAGCAGGAGATGCATATCATACAGGAGTTATCCCCTTCTATAAGATGTTTCAATCCGCTACAAGATCCTGTAGTCAAGGAGGCGTAAGAAACGGCGCAGCCACACTGTACTATCCTATTTGGCACTATGAAGTTGAAGATCTGCTTGTACTTAAGAACAATAAAGGAACGGAGGACAACAGAGTACGCCACATGGATTACGGAGTGCAGTTCTCGAAATTGTTCTATGAAAGACTAATTGCAGGCGGTGATATTACACTGCTTAGTCCACACGATGTACCAGGACTATACGATGCTTTCTTTGCTGACCAGGATAAATTTAAGGAACTATATGAAACAGCGGAGCGCAACACACGTATAAGAAAAAAGACTATATCTGCTGCCCAGTTGTTTGCAATGTTTATGGAAGAACGAAAAAACACAGGCCGCATCTATCTACAGAATGTAGATCACAGCAATGATCACAGCAGTTTCAAGCCTGAACTAGCACCTATTAAACAAAGCAACTTGTGTTGTGAGATTAATTTGCCAACAAAGCCTCTTAACGATTTATATGATCCAGACGGGGAGATTGCTCTGTGTACTCTTAGTGCTATAAACTGGGGTAACATACGCAAGCCAGACGACTTCCGCAAGCCTTGCGAACTAGCAGTGCGTGGGCTGGATGCACTGCTAACATATCAGGATTATCCTGTTATGGCCGCGGAAAGCAGTACAATGAAAAGACGTCCGCTGGGTGTAGGAATAATCAATCTTGCATACTTCCTAGCACGACACGATACTACTTATACAAATCCAGACCTAGAACTTATTGATCAGTATGCAGAAGCATGGAGTTACTACCTAATTAAAGCCAGTGCGGATTTAGCAGTAGAGCAGGGTGCATGTCCGGGTACACCGGAAACACGCTATGGTGACGGCATAACACCTAATCAAACATATAAGAAAGATGTTGATGAACTAGTGCCACATGTTGAACGTATGGATTGGAAAGGCCTGCGCAAACAACTAACAGATACAGGCATCCGTAATAGCACACTAATGGCTCTTATGCCTAGTGAAACAAGTGCGCAAATCTCAAATGCAACAAACGGTGTTGAACCACCACGTGCGTTTGTAAGTGTCAAACAAAGCAAAGACGGTGTTCTTAAACAAGTTGTTCCTGGTTATCCGCGTTTAAAAAATAAGTATGAACTGCTATGGGATCAGCAGAGTCCAGAAGGGTACATCAAGATTATGGCAGTGTTGCAAAAATACATTGATCAGGGTATCAGTGTAAACACTAGTTATAATCCACAGTACTATGAGGACGAAAAGATTCCAATGAGTACTATGCTACAACATTTGTTGATGGCGTATAAATATGGAACCAAACAACTATACTACTTTAACACATATGACGGAAGCGGCGATGATATGGCAGATCGTGTAGAAGGCGTAATGCTTGAACTGCCAGATGATGTGCAGATTAATGAAGAACATTGTGACAGTTGTGCAATATAAGAGGGCAGAAAAATGGCAGTATTAAACACAGACAAACATAACCACACAGAAAAAATGTGTTTCTTTGATGGCGAACTAGGCATGCAAAGATATGACACACTAAAGTATCGACAGTTCGATAAACTAACTGACAAACAGTTAGGATTCTTCTGGCGTCCAGAAGAGGTGGATATCCTTAAGGATGCAAAAGACTTTAAAGACTTAACAGATAACGAACGTCATGTGTTTACTAGTAATTTAAAAAGACAGATTCTACTTGACAGTGTACAAGGTCGTGCGCCTGCGGAGGCGTTCAATCCTATTTGTAGTTTGCCAGAACTTGAAAACTGGATAACAACCTGGACATTCAGTGAAACAATTCACAGCCGTAGTTACACACATATTATCCGTAACGTATATAGTGATCCCAGTAAAATCTTTGACGAAATGATGGACATCGAAGAAATTATTGAGTGTGCTGATAGTATTACAGAATGTTACGATGAACTAATCGAAAAAAGTACCTACTACAATTTACTTGGAGAAGGTGAACATAAAATTACAACCACAGGCGAAACAGAATACATTGATGGTAAGGCTATTGCAGTACGCAAAACAACAAAGACAGTTAACGTTGATTTATATGATCTTAAAAAACTACTGTACAAAACACTAATGAGTGTTAACATCCTTGAGGGTGTGCGCTTCTATGTAAGTTTTGCGTGTAGTTGGGCATTTGCTGAACTTAAGAAGATGGAGGGCAATGCAAAAATTATTAAGTTTATTGCTCGTGACGAAAATGTACATCTTGGAAGCACACAACAACTACTAAAAATACTACCAAAGGATGATCCAGATTATGCAAAGATAGCACGGGAAACACAGGAAGAGTGCATCCAGATGTTTGTGGACGCAGTGGATCAGGAAAAGCAGTGGGCAGAGTATTTGTTCAAGGATGGATCAATGATTGGCCTTAACAAACAACTATTGGACGGATACATTGAATGGATCGCAAACAAGCGCATGCTTGCTGTAGGCTTGCCTAGTCCCTACAAAGTTCCACAAGCAAATCCACTACCCTGGACACAGAAATGGATTGCGGGCGGTGACGTTCAGGTAGCACCACAAGAGACAGAAATATCAAGTTATATTATTGGTGGTACAAAACAGGATGTCGAAAAAGACACATTCGCAGGATTTAGCCTCTAACATTGAATCCTGGATTCATAAAAGACTAAGTGTAAGGTCGGAAGTTTTCAATGGACTTCCACCTTGTCCTTATGCAAAAAGTGCTTGGCTAGAGGGCAAAGTTAAGACACATTTCCTTGACGATACACATGAGATAAAACGATGGATTCGTGCAGAAATTGAAAACTATACATATCACTGGCCCAAGGGATGTGAGGTTGTGGTTCTTGGTTTCGATCCTCTACGCATTTTGCCTAGTGATTTAAGCAAAATACTTGACGACTCACAGGACATGCTAAGTAAACGTGGATACACTGCACTCGAAGATCATCCTTTCGAACGTGAAGAAGTAGAAGGTGTATGGCTCAATAATGGTGAATATGCACTTGTATTAGTGCAACCAACAGAAAAGTTAACTGAAGCAAGAGCTTGGTTAGAAAAGAAAGACTATTATAAAAACTGGGATGAGGATTACAAAGAGGCAGTACAAAGTAGATGATTAATTGCTACATAGATTTAACAAAGACGGATTACAGTATAGCAACAAATTATAAAATACTTGATAATCCTGATCCAGAACCATTACTTAAAATATATGATCAATACTGTGCATACAATAATTTTGAGAGTGTGTGGCCTGTGTTTCCCGAACAGTTTTCTAGTCCAGTACACGACACAATAGGATACTATGTTGACGAACAACTAGTAGCATTTAGTCTAATATATAAGATTAATAATGAATGGCTAGAGGATCAACAATTTGCTTGGGATTACAAAGAGCCAAAACTTGCACTAGGTATTAAAAGTTTAGAAACTGAGTGTGCGCTATATAAAAAACTAGGATACAAATACATTATACTGGGAGTAACTAGCGAATACAAAACTAGTTTTGATGGTTATACAGAGTTTGGACAAAAAAATAAGGCAGTCAAGGACTGCCCTATTCTTTAATTTATGGTCCGGCTTACTTGCCGCGACCGCCTTTACTTTTACCCATAATATTTCTCCTTACAGATCTATTTATTAGGACATTATAAGTGATTAACATAACTGATTTTCCTGACCATCATAATCACGAACTATGGGACATAGTTCCAGAGTATAGATGGACATTCAATAAACTTGAACTTGGTTATAGACTAGGTTACAATGTTGGTCCTATACCACTACTGCCTAAACAATCTGGATATTATTGTATAAGGCCCATTTATAATCTAACAGGACTAGGACTATACGCTCGTAAAATGTGGATAGATATAGAAGACGAAATGTGTCTTTTCGATCTACACCCAGGTGAGTTCTGGACAGAATGGTGGACTGGAGATCATTACAGTGTTGACTATGAATGGAAAAATGGCTGGAAACCTTTACATGCAGCAATAGGTATCAACAGTGATGATAACTTACTTAAATTTCATAGTTGGCATAAAGTTGATCCTCCTGAAGTTAAACTTCCTATATTTTTAAATGAACTATCAGACAATAAAATATTGAATATTGAGTTTATTGGTAGTAAAATAGTAGAAATACATCTGAGATTGGGTAATCTTTCTGGCGACTGGATTGGCACAGATGATGCAACAATACTTATTCCTGCTTGGCGTAGCAAATATGAACAGGAAGCAGAACAACGAAAACTTGATGGTTGGAAGTTTAAAGAAGATTTCGATCATGGATTCAGTTATGTTGAAGAACCACGTTTAGGATTTTGGTACAAATGAACATTTATACAATATATGCAGAACTTGCAGAGGGTGTTAAGGATAAGGAGTTTGTGGAAAAAATTACAGAATATTTTAACACACTTCCACAACTACATGCATTTAGAATAACAAGAATGAAACTAGGCTTTCGCAGTGCTGACTTGGGCGAATGGCGTATAGACATGGAGTTTAAAACTATGCAAGACTTGGATGATGCCATGGATCGTGTGTTATATGCAAAAGATACTATGCAAGCACATATTGGTTTTGCTAAACTAGTAGACGCAGACAGTTTGGATCATTTTTTATATAGGGACTGGCCTGATGAAGTTTAACTTGTGGAACAAGTGGGATCCTCTCCGTGTTTGTATGTTGGGTAACAACTATGCACCTGAATTTTTTAATGGTGTTCCAAAACGTGTAGGAGATCCTCTAAAACGTGTTTGTGAAGAAACTCTAGAGGATCTAGAATGTTTTAAAAAAGTGTTACAAGATTTTGGTGTTACAGTTTTACAACCTGAAATGGATAGATCAGAAAGGTTTATAGATAATCCATTTACCATTGGATATGTAAATCGAAAAGATAGTTATTTGTTAAAAACCCCCCAAGCAATGGAACATGGCATTAGGCGTGGCCCACTAATGCCTAGAGACGAAACTTTAGTAATAGGTAATGCATGTTATATTAATGGTAATGATCATCCAGCAGTAAGTGAAAAACTAAGACAGTATGGTCCATGTGAAGATTATAGAAATACAGATCACCCTCATGTAATGACAGAAGAATACTATAATATAATAAAGGGTATAGACTATCCAAGTTATCAGGACTTTATGGATAATCGTTTTGTAGAAAGTTTCTTTGAGCCACATGTATGGCAGGAACTATGTAATTATAAAATGCATTCTGGACTAAACAGTGCAAGCACATTTCCACTAGGTAAACATTTTTTAATAGGTTGTGACTATACAAATGAACATGTTTATAATGCTGAACAAGTAAATTTATGTTTACCAGAAACAACTAAATTTAAAATTGTTGAAACTGAAATGGATGGACATACTGATGGAAACTTTCATCCTGTTAAACCAGGAGCAATAATAAGTGTGCGTGATGTCCAAAATTATGAAGAAACTTTTCCAGGCTGGGACGTATGTTATCTCAGAGATGAAAATTGGAATAAAGTAAAACATTGGCAAGATTTAAAACTGGAAAACCACGGAAAATGGTGGTTACCCGGAGAGGAACAAAACTCATACTTCACACACTTTGTAGAAACATGGTTACAGGATTGGGTAGGATATGTGGAAGAAAGTGTATTTGACGTCAATGTTTTAATGCTTGATGAAAACCATTGTGTTGTAAATAACTTAAATAACAAAAAAGTAAACGCCTTTTTTAAGAAGCATAAAATTGAACCTGTGCATGTACCCTGGAGACATAGATTTTTCTGGGACGGGGGAATACACTGTATTACACTTGAATTGATTAGGGAAGGTACCCAGCAGGATTATTTTTCATGATTACAGTATACACAAAAGACTTTTGCCCATTTTGTGTTCAAGCAAAAAAACAACTTGACACAATGGGTTTCGAATATGAAGAAATAAACATTGAAGCAGATGCAAGTACACGCAATTGGCTGATAGAACAAGGACATCGCACAATGCCACAAATTTATCATAATGGCAAATTACTTGTAGAGGGCGGTGCACAAGGTCTTGCAAAATTAACAGAAGATGAAATTCGCACACGCATTGGTGAATTTAACTTTGACATTAGTATGAAGTTATAATAGCATATTATAATTCAGGTAAATACAGTATGACTTTTCCAGTAGTAAGAATAGGCGATGTAAATGCAGCAGGTGGTGTTGCCATAGTGCCTAGACCTACCGTAATTGCAAGCGGAAGGCCGTTAGCGGCTTTTGCCAGTGCAGTTACACCTCATCCTTGTTGTGGACAACCCGGTTGTGAAATACACTGTGCTGCCGTAATTACAGGAGGTGCACCAACTGTATTAGCAGAAGGAACTCCTGTACACAAAGTAATGGACATTGACTCCTGCGCACATCCTAGAGTCCAGGGAGATCTAAGAGTTTTGGTGATTGGTTAATGGCTTACGGGACAACAACAAACATAAGTTACTTGGGAACAATGGCAGCAGGTGCTATGGATGATGGCACAGGCTTTACAACTGGAACTAAGGAACTAGTATCTCTTAACAAAGCAGTTGCTAGTAGCATTATACAAAAAACTAGTACAGCAAGACAGGCAGATAATGTTGCAGACGTAAATGCTATTGATAATCTTGGCAACAGAGATATCCTTGGCAGTGGAGCATTTACAGGCACAGTACCCAGTGTATATACTAGTACAGTTGGCGTTGGCATGGGTATGGATAGATTAACTGCACATGTTAATCTCATGTTTGGATCAAGTCCTATTCAAATGGCACAAACTTTTTTTATAAGTCAAAGTTTAGTTAGCAACAGTAAACAATTAGCACCCACACTAAGCAAACTAAATGATGGTGTTGACTTCGGAAAATTTTCCAATTTAGACACTCTTGAATATCCTGCGGACGGGATATTTCCTAATTTTTTAGGAGAAGGTTATCCGGACTATCAATCAGTAGTTACAAATGGCATAAGCACATTTGTCACTAGTGCTACAGTACAAAACTTTCAGTTGCTTGCATCTGATATAGGAAATCTCGGATCTGCTTTTAGTGTGCAGGATATTAGCAATATTGGCAATCCTGGACAAGTAATAGGTGCCCTTAATGACGCGGACGCACTAACTGCAACTGGTGTCAATAGTGTGCTTGCATCAATCAATATAGATCCTAGTACTATATATAATCTTGGAGATCCAACTTACAACGTAATAATGCAAGCCGTGCTTGATGCAGTTACAACGCCTGAATTAATTGCTAATGCACAAACACTACTGGGTAGTAACATAGATGATATGACAAGTTTAGGTGATTACACAAACTTTGATAAAATATTTAAAAATAGTAAGAATGTAATTACGTTCAGTTCAATGCAAGAATTTCAGAAAAAATTACAGGCTATTGAACTTGGTCGTATTGAAACACTAGCACAATTATCCACTTATGTAAATAGTGTTGAGCCAGTGGATTTACCAACAATAGGCAACAGTAGTGTATTTGTAAGACGCAACTATGTTGATAGTCTAATTGCTAAATTTTTAGGTGGTACAGGAATATATGAATCTATTACACTAAAAGATATGTTGGGTACACTTGGGGCAGTGGATATAGATGTACACAGTGCAAACTGGCGTACAGCAATGACTGCACTTAACAATGCTGGTGAACTAACTACACTTAGTACACATTTAACACAATTGGGATCTGGATTAGCAGGAGATTTCACTTCAGGAACTGAACCTAATTTTCTTCTTACTGATCCTGACGGACCAAATATTACTGCATCAGTTGAAAGCGAGCTATATCCAAGTTTTCAATCAAATAAAATTGGACAAATAGAAGCGGATCTACAAGCACTATTGTCAAGACGTAATGTTAATCCGGACATACAAACTGCAATAGACAACTGGGATCTTATTTTTAAGAAAGTGTTTGATGAAAAAGATTTTCAGAGCCGTATAGATATGAACTATGACATTAGGACAGATTTTAGTGACAATAGTTTTACTTTTATTAGTGGACTCAGAGGCACTATAGATGAAGATGACAAACTGCCTATTGTTAAAGGCATGGTTGATCAAGCAGTTCGTGATGGCGATGTAGGTGCAGAATATGTTAGGGCATATATCAAAGAACTGGAAAATAAAAAACGTGCGGATAGTTTTGATATTCGTTGGCGTGCGGAGTTTGATCAATGATTTTTGTATTAATTGCAGTAATGTCGCTGATACAGGAAAACGGCTATAAAAATACTTATGTGTGGACAACACCTAGATTTACTAGTATTGAACAGTGTCAGGCATACGCACATGAATACACTGATAACCTACTAGCACATATGCAGGATGTTTTTCCGGGCGACATAGTAAACAGTCTATATTGTTTACCAGCAGATAAATTAGAAGAATTTTATAGTAGCAGTTATGAAAAGACAGAGGAAGCAACTTGATATCAACCGTAGAGTATATACATCATTATACATGCGATGAATGCAAGGGCTGGTGGAGTATAGCAAGTCATGAAAATTATAAACCAAAAGCAATATACTGTCCTCACTGCGGGTATAAGCACACTAGTATTGAGTGTGTTGATGTTCGTGACGGAAGTCCACGCTGAGGGTAGAACATACCAGGGAAGTGAAAGTAAAGCACATTGTAGTCTTTGGGACGAACTGAGATTGAAGTGGCCACAAACTAGTTTGGGCAGAGAAAAACGTGAATGTAGACGTAAAGCACTGCCGCCAACAAGGTCAATGCAAGTTCAATGTAGACTAATAGATAACTACATTGATCCTGAACTTGATGAACGTATGTGTGTATTTGAGCGAGGTGCCACAGGTCAAGGTCCAATGACAACTAGTATGGACAAGAACTTAAAATGTCCACGTGAATTAATGTGTTTACAGGAGAAGTAAAATGTTTTGGTGCAGCCTATTTGGACATAACTATGGAATATCAAGTGCATTTGGAAATTATGCTTTTTGCACTAGATGCGGAGCAACACTTACTATAAAAGATCCATATGTTTTGTCTCCAGGCGAAAGACGCTGGATGCATGGAAAACTTATGGAAATGACAGAATTTGGATTAGAGGAAGTTAAACATGATACGGAAACTACTAAACAAAATCTCTTTGAAGAAACAAACGGATACGCAACAGGTGACTACACCAAAGGAAACTACGCCGTTCAATCCAAGGACCCGCATGAACAGTGAGAATATGACTGATGAAGAAAAACTCAAACAAGGTTTTAATGGAAGCACTTATAGCATTAATGGCAGGGACGTAGACTTTTAACTTATGTTACACCAGTAACCATCACTAGGCCCACTACATCCTCTAATTAATAGTTCAAGCATTACCTCAAAATCTTCTGCTATTCCTATGCTTATGCCCAGTAACAGTATAAGTATTAATAAAATAATTGGACTAGGAAGTATTAGGAACCAGTATGTTCTAAAGATTCCATGTCCACGCTCCAGTCTAATCTTGCGTTTGTTAGCAAACCAATATACAATACTTTTAATTACACGCTTAATACCACCTATAACCTTTTCGCCAATAAAGTGTCTTATTACTCTAACGCATATAAGCACTGGCGAACTTATTACATCAAACAGTAATAGTGCCATATCAACTACAAGATCAACAACATGATCTATTGTCCACCAATCTTTGAGTTGTCTCCAGCGTGTTTTTATTCTTTCTGTTATTGACATTTACAACCTAAATCAATTATAATAATAAATAGTATTTATATACACCCTAAGGAGAAACAATGCCAACATTTGTATACATGACAGCCTGCGATGGATGTGGACACTGTGTGGACATCTGTCCCAGTGATATTATGCACATTGATCCAGTTACTAGACGAGCAGTAAATATAGAACCTAACTTTTGTTGGGAGTGCTATTCATGTGTAAAGGCATGCCCACAAAATGCAATTGACGATAGAGGCTACAGTGACTTTGCTCCTATGGGACATAAAGTTCGTGTACTACGAGAACCGGAAAAAGGCGTAATAAGTTGGCGTCTTAAGTTTAGAGACGGAAGAGAAAAACATTTTGAATCCCCTATCCGTACAACACCATGGGATAGTATTCAAGGACCTGCGGAGTATGATCCACCACCAGTGGGTATGGCAGAGTCTCAGAAACTAGCACACGAACCTGATTATTTAAAAGCAGGTGAACTGCGCACTATTACGAAAGACAAATTTAAAAAGTATGTATGGGAGGAACAGCATGCCGCCTAGAAATCGTGTTAACTGGTTAAAGAAACCTAAAGTAGAATATATTAGTAGTGAATGCTACAATAATCATGATGTTTACCTAGCAGAACAGGAGATGATTTTTAGCAAAGTTTGGGTGCCCATGTGTCATATGAGTGAGATGTATGAACTAGGCGACTTTAGAACAACTACAATTGCTGGCGTACCTGTTATTGCAGTCAACACAAATCAAGGCGTCCGTGCTTACAAAGACACACATATTACTCAACCAGCAGGCACACTAAGTGGCCCTATTGAAGGCGATGAACTGCATTGTGAAGTAAAGCACGGACAGATGGTATGGGTAACACTGGATCCTAATCCTACACAGGATGTAGAACAATGGACAGCAGGAGCATTTGATTGTATTGCTGATGCTATTGATACAGAAGAACTAGAAGTATTCCACTATCATAAAGCAATTATAGATACAAATTACAAACTATGGCATGACACAAACAGTGAATTCTATCACGACTTCATGCATTACTTTAACAGAGTGAGTGGATTTAACGATGAATATTTCGCTAGAAAAAATATTCCTTTTGATAACGGTCATGTTAACGTTAGTAGTTTTACTGTTAATTATGAAGAGTATGACGGATTTGAAGATCGCGGGGAACTATCTTTTCCCAATCTGCCGCCCAACCAGTGGTATATGGTTGACCTCTTCCCAGGTTTCAACTTTAACCTACGGGGGAGTGCCTATCGTAGTGACACAGTAACACCGCTAGGACCTAATAAAGTTCTTATAGAGTTCAAAGGCTATGGACTACGCAAGGACACACCTGAAGAAAGACAAACACGCATCAAACACCACAATAGTATTTGGGGGCCGTTTGGTCGTAATCTACACGAAGACCTTATTGGCGTTGCTGGGCAAGGTACCACAATGCGCGAAGGTACTGAGACAAGAAACATATTGCACGGAAGACACGAGAATTCAACTATACACGACGAAGTCGGTATGCGTCATTACTATGGCGCTTGGGGAGATTTCCTAGGAGTTAATCCAGCAAGACCACTGGAGCACCTCCCCGATGTATATCAGGCTGCGTAAAAAGATTTTTTATATACTGGATTGGATTGCTAGGGACACCGGACCTAAACATATGGGCCGTTGGTAAAACATGGATAAAATGTTTATACTGGTTATCTCCATGTGGGGAAACACTGGTACTGAATGGGAGTATATAGGCAATCAGATGTCTTTACAAATTCCCATGACACTAGAACAATGTTCTAGAATGGCAGATGAAAGCACATGGGCAACAACATATAATAATGAATACTATATTATGTTGCCTCAGTGTTACCCTGCAGATTGTGCTGGAAAAGCAAGTTGTGATCCAAACACTTAATTGGCTTTGGGGGAAGGATTCGAACCTCCACGCTTAAATACATTGCAACACATACTTAAACAGACCATAAACAGTGGCCCACGTCTACCTTTTCGTCACCCCAAACTGGTTGTTAGGCTGCTAGTGCTACTTTCTGTGTAGCCAGCGCCGCTATCATTCTTGTCATACCAATGCCTCCTCCAACACGGGGGAAGAAGTCAAACTCTAAAAACTTTTCTAGTTCTGCTTCAACACGTTCCTTAGTAAATAGTTCATACAGTAAATTACTATAAGCGCCTTCAGTTATTGTGTGGAATGTATCACGCATTTGATCTACATCTGTTGAACGTTCTGCACTACCAATAGTTTCCATACCGCCTAAAATTACGTCTATCTTTTTACTTGTCACGCCGTCTTGATAGCGACTCATATTCCAGAAAGGACTTGTAAACTCTGGGAAGTTTGTAATCATTGCTGTGCTAAAGTCGTTATACATTGCTGTTTCATGCTCTGCTTCAAGTTCACCTTCAACTCCGTAATGTGTTTGCCATTCAGCATAAGTTTTCTCCGTGGGTGTGTCGAATCCTAAATAATCAACTAGCTCATATTCCATTGCCTTAAGGTCATCTATGGTGCCTGGCATTTCAAATTCGAACATTGGAAATATAGTGTCGTGTCTACCTGGTATTGCATTTGGTTCCTGTCTATAGGATGTTGACACACAAAAAAAGCCTTTACTAGAAGGCTTGCTTAATAATTCATGTTCTAACCACATCTGGCCTGTTTGCGGCAGCGGCCAAACTGCGCCCTCATAATTGTATGTTGCCACGTTAAATGGATCCTCACAGGCTGCAAGGATTGACAAACGATTTTGTGTGTGTACTTCTTTAAAACCTTTGTCCATAAAAAAGGACCTTAATAGGCCCACTGTGTCTGTAAATTTTGTTGGATCGATAAGTTGAGTCATTCTTTTTTTCCTTTCCCGGTATTCAACCTAAAAAAAATTTGTCAAAAAAAATTGCTTTTGACGTTGTTTTATTTATGTTGACAAGCGTATTTTTATATGTTATAAATATAGGGCAATGTTGAAACAAACTCAACACTGGACAGGACCGGGGGGCAGTACCCCGCGCCTCCACCATAAACACACGGATGTGCAAAAATTAGTTGCTGCATACAAAAAAGTATGGGGCAAACGCTGGAAAGACAAATGGGTTGAACACTATTGGTGTGTTTATATTGGGGGCGAAACAGGATCGACTGACAGTTAATAGGTGCGTGGAGTTGTCCGGTGGAAACTCGGTTAACGTAACAAAAACAACAATTGCAAACGATAACTTTGCATCTGAGATTCGCCTAGCAGCGTAATCTCTGGGCCCGCAGGAGCCTCGAAACAGAATCCTGCAACTTTACAAGAGGTATCAAGTATGGGTAAAAAACGTTCAAGAGCAACACAAACAAGCAAGGGTATTCACTGCCAGAAGCCTAACCGCTTTAGCAAGTTACAGCGCATTGAATATAAGGGAACTATACAACATAGTATTAACAAGCGCCAAGCATGGGCTCGTGGTAAGCGTGTAATGCTTACTATTGCAAATCCAAATGCTAAAAATGAAACTAACAAGCCTTTTATTCGTGTGCCTGCAGAACACGAATGGGGCGATTGGCGCGGAAAGAAGGCACCAAAATAATGGCAGGCAAAAAGAATAAAGACAGTAAGGCCTGGATGATTCCTGAAGGCGAAAAACGTGAGAATGCAACATATCATTTTGTTGCCCGTAAAAGTATTAGCATGATTCGTGAAGGAAAAAAATTGCGGATGCGAAAATATCATCCTAAATTAAAACAACATGTTTGGTTTGTGGAAACAAAAATGCCTAGCCATAGCGCAAAGTAAGTGGGCCGGGACCAGAGCAGATCATCACTCCAGTAACTATGCCCGGGATAGGGAGTGCCAGGACGAACTAATAATTGCCCATCATAACTTAGTCTGCTAGATATTCTAGCAGGCTTTTTTCATTATTAACCATTACTGCCATAATAATTCTAGGTAAATTTTTATTAAATATTACTACACTGTGTGGGATACTGCTGTTAAATACTACAGGATAAAGCATATTGTATTCATCAATTATGTTATCATCATCGTCGTGCCATAATGTGCGGTTACCTTCTGTGTTTAGTATAGGCACATTAATTTTACTAGTAAGTCTAGGATCATCAGTGTGTATTGGCAAACCCTGTCCAGTTTCATGATATACAATAAAACTTATTTCTGTTGGCAGAACACGTTGTTCCTTGAGCCATTGTACGAGTGTGGGCGATGCACGAAGCACAGCCTTTGTATCTGCTAGTTGCCAGGGCTCGCTAGGTTTTTCATTTAATAATGTAGTGTTATCTTCTATATATTCAAGTACTTCTGATTGAATTTTCTGTAGATGATTACATGCTAATACACGATAGGGCTTCATACAAATACTTATATATAAATATTATATGAGGAGAAAAATCAATGTATGAGTATAGGGCTACTGTGCTTAAAGTAATAGATGGTGACACAGTGGATGTGGACATTGATCTAGGCTTTGGTATTGTTTTAAAGGATGAACGTGTAAGAATTATGGGGATAGATACTCCAGAAAGTAGAACACGAGACAAAGTTGAGGATTTATTTGGGGAGGCGGCTAAAGCCAGAGTAAAAGAACTAATGGGCGAGTCAGTTGTTCTAAAAACACAGATCAATAAAAATGGCGAGGACATGAAGGGCAAGTTTGGACGTATACTAGGCGACTTTAATGTATATCATAGTGTAACAGATAGTTGGCGCATGCTTACAGAAATACTAATTGAAGAGGGGCATGCAGTTGCGTATTTTGGCGGCAGTAAAGAAGAAGTACAAGCAAAACATCTCGAAAATAGAAAGAAACTACTAAGTGAAGGCGTAGTTTCACAACAGGATTACGACAGAGAACTTGCTAAACAAACAGGTTGACATACTGGATAATGAGTGTATACTTTAGTAGTTAAACAACTATTGGAGACATACATGTTCCGATTCTTCGAATTAGTAGGTGTTATTACCACTGCTATGTTTATTAGTATATTTGGATCAGCAGTATCAAATAATACAAATTACACAGTAGATCCTGGCTTTATTACAAAGGCTGTTGCAGAGGAAGACGATAATATCTACAGGGGCGGTACAAAAGTTCATCCTAAAGAACTTGAATGTATGGCACAAAACATTTATTTTGAGAGCAACAACCAGAGTAAAGCAGGACAAATCGCAGTTGCTAGGGTTGTAATAAATCGCGTTAAGGACACACGTTTTCCAAACAGTGTTTGTGAAGTAATATTTGAAGGTCCTATTAGAGAAAGTTGGAAAACTAAAAAGGATTCAGATCTTGAAGAAGAAGAACGTGTATATTATCCTGTTCGAAACCGTTGTCAGTTTAGTTGGTATTGTGATGGTAAAGCAGATGTTATTCCAGAAAGCGAAAACAATCTAGCATGGCGTCTTGCCCAGGATATTGCATTTGATGTTCTAGTGTTCAATAAATATGCAGGACTGGTTGAGGGTGCAACACATTATCATGCAGATTATGTAAATCCTGCTTGGAATAAAACAATAACACTTATTACAAAAGTGGATGATCATATTTTCTATCGTTGGGACTAATGTTTAATACAGAAGGCATACAACAAGCAAAACAGGATTTTGCTGAAAAACGCTATTGTTACATTGATAATGTACTGGAACCACAATACATTAGAGCATTGTACAGTGCAGTGCCTAAACTTGAATATGGTGTATGGACTTGTATACACAACAGTCATAATAAATTTCGTTACGGATATAAAGAAAGCGAAGAATTTGCACCTGCACACAGTGCATTTATAGAACAAGCACGGGGAAAATTTAGTTACTGGCACTATGCATATTGGCTACTACAGGATCATCACAAAGTGCATAACAGTCATGAAGTAACATATTTTAACAGAGTAGTTACCGAGGACTACAGTATTGGCAAGCCAGATTATACTTTTCATGATCTAGCAAGTGAAGTCACAGGCTTTCCCAACATGTTTACAAATCAACCAACATACAGTTACTATGATCACACTGCTTGGTTAAATGCACATCATGATCCAAGACGCTGGTGTGCATACATATTTTATTTCAACGAAACATGGTTGACACAATGGGGCGGACAACTGTGCATACTAGCAGATGATGAACGCACAATTGTGGATAGTATTGAACCTTTCGGAAACAGACTGCTTATCATGGATGTTAGCGAAACTAGTGGCAAACGAATTAATAAACATTTTATATCGCCCGTGAGTATTACAGCAGATCATCCACGCTACAGTTTAGCAGGCTGGTTTTATCAGAAAGACGGTGATGGACCTGGACCAGATAAAAGGTTGACAGATTAAATAACTATGTTATATTATATTAAGTTGTTCTAAATTAGGAGAAAGAAATGAAACGCGAACTACTTTGCGGATTAGGCATTGCAGTGACAGTAACCGCACTAAGTGCATTTAATGCAATGGCTGAAAACTTTACAGTAACTGGTACAGTAACCAGTGTAGAGCCTGTATATGCTACACGCACAATTAATGAGCCAGTGAAAAGTTGCTGGACTGAGCAAGTGCCTGTGTATTCACAAGGCAAAAACAACGATGCACAAGCATTTGGTATGGATCTTGAAGGTGCTATTATTGGTGGTGCTATTGCTAACAATGTACTGAAAGGTGACAACACTGGAGCACTTGGAGCAATTGTTGGTGGCCTAATAGGCAGCGATATGAAGAGCAAAAAGAACCAGCAGATTACTGGTTATCGCGAAGTGCAAAAGTGCAACAACACATTCAATACTCGCACTGAAGAATATCGTGCAGGATATAAAATTGAATATCAAGCACTAGGACTTATAGGCACTATTACTAGCACTAACAGTCGTAATGTAGGTGATAGAATTGACGTTAATGTGCAGATTAGCGCATATTAATATACTGATAGATACGTTTCAGCAAGCGTTTAATTACAGGATGCTTGCTGTCAAAGTCCCACATTGCCATGTAAGCAAATAGATCAGGACTTAATAGGTTGCCCATTTCATCTTTGAACTGGGCAGTTTTCTTAGCCATGCGCAGTAATTTCAGTGCGCCATCTTTGTCTACTTTGCGAACAAGTTCATCCGCAATATTCATTGCATATGCTTCTATTTCGTCCGGGCGACTCATGTATTCATAGTTTTGATCTCGGCGATCCTTACCCTGTGAATGCAGTTCAAAGTTTCTGGCTCTTGCTTGGCCCTGATGCACCATTTCATGCTTCATCATATCCATAATACGTTGGATTAGTGGATTAGGATTATTGATAGTCATCCTTCCTTCTGCACTGCTAAAAATAAGTTCTATTTCAAAAGGTATATCACCTTCTTCATCTGCATCCTGATCATAACTAGCGTTTGCATTCATGTCTCCTTTTTCAACACGAGGACTGCGTTCTATTTCTACGCTTGCTATATCACCTATATTGTTTTCAAGTTCTGTGCGAATCTCTTCAGGAGTATGACTACCTTGCGTCAACCAGTCCCTAAAACTCTGTAGACGCATTTCAAGTTCTTTCATAGGACTTGGTTTTGTTATTTCCATAAGTAGCATCAACTATTTATGTGGATAAATACATTATAATTTTGGAGTATAAAAGATGGCAATATTTGGAAAATTCGCTGGCCCTATTAAGGACACGCTGGGCAAGCAGACTATCACCTGCATAAGCAATACTAATGTTGCTACTACCATTACACATACGGATGATAACAGTGCAATAGACAGTAGCAAACTAGTAACAATGGTAATTACAAGCAGTGGTAACGCAACACTAGAGATCAATGGTGTAGCAGATGCAAACAGTTTAGCCATTACCAGCAGTGATACAGTAATTGCTAGAATACAAAGCGGTGGTACACTGGGCGCCAGAGGCACAGCAAGTACTCCTACAATTACAATACACAAGGTGGTTTGCTAATGGCTGACTTTGGAGAATTCGGCGGCCCTATAAAAGACTACTTGGGTAGTCAAAGTATTAGTGCCGCTACAGGTGGTACTGATACCACTATCACACATGAAATAACTAATGGGTCAACTAGAAGCATGACCTGTCTAATTACTACAAATGGAAACTGTTTCATCGAAATAAATGGCAGTGCAACAACAGATAGTTTTCCGCTTACTAGCAGTGACACAATGGTAATTAAAATTAATCGTGATGCAACTCTAGGAGCGCGAGGAAACGGCGGGACGAGAACAGTAACAGTAAAGAAGTACATTTCGTAAATTGACTTTTAAACACGAAAGGTAGTACAATTAAGTTATGTTTTTAGGAATCCTAACACTATTTGTTGCTATTAGCATTAGTGTAATAGCCGCTTACTACAGCATATTAGGACTTACTGCAATTTTTGCCGCGGCCTTCTTGCCTATTGTTCTTATGGGAACTGTGCTTGAGATAGGCAAAATACTTGCAACAGTATGGTTACACATACACTGGAAACGAGCCCCCTGGATAATTAAAAGTTATCTTACAAGTGCAGTCATAGTGCTTATGTTTATTACAAGCATGGGTGTATTTGGTTTTCTAAGTAAATCACACATTGAACAAAGTGCAGTGGGTACAGAACAGATTGCACAAGCACAAGTTATTGATGAAAAAATATTAAGAGCTCAAGCAAAAGTACAGCGTTGGACAGATGAGATTGTTAGACTAAATGCTGGCGAAACCAGTGGTAGAGTTGACACACTTATTGAACGTGAGAGAGAACGTATTAGCGATGCACGTTCCAGTTTAGAACCGCAAATAAAAGCAGAAAACGATAAGATTCCTGGCTTGCGTGAACAAGCAGGAAAAGAGATAGAACAGCAAAATGATAGACTTGCGGCTGCACAGAAACGTGCCAAGGAAGCAATTGAAGTTGCACAAGCAGAATTAGATAGACTGGATGCAGATATTCTAGCCTACACAAGCCAGGGCACTGTTACAACAGGAGCATTTGGTGGCAAAACAGATATGGTTGCGAAGGGTGCTGAACTACGCAAGACACAACAGGCAGAACGTGATAAACTACAAAGCGATATTGACCAAGCAAAAAGTAATGAAGTCAGTGTTGCAAGTGCAGTGCAACGTGAAATTACTAAAATTAACAATAGACTAAGTGAAGATATTAAGGCAGTAGAGGCTCGTATTGCTGATATTCGCAAAACAATTGAACCTACTATAGCAAGTGCAAACGCAAACATTGAAAAATATACACTACAAGCAGGTAGTACAAACGTAGATGTTGATGATCGTATTGACGAACTAGAAGCAAATATTGAAAACATACAACCTACTATAGATAGTTTGCGAGAGGACAAGTTTGTATTTGAGAAAAACTATAGACAGTTTGAAGCAGAGGTAGGGCCAGTAAAGTATATTGCAGAACTAGTATATGGCGAAGCAGATCGTAGTCAACTTGAGGAGGCAGTGCGCTGGGTAATTATAATAATTGTTGCAGTGTTTGATCCCCTTGCTATATGTTTAGTTCTTGCGGGTGTTATGAGTATAGGCTGGCATAGACAGGAACGTGGCTTAAATAAACCAAAACAAAAAATTATAAGAGTTGATGATCCTAGATTAGAGGAACTTGAAATGGAACTTAAAAAACATAATGATGTACTGGCAGAGATTGAAAAACTACTGGATGGAAATCTTGCTAATGTTGATCCTGCAAAACATGCAGAACTTACAGCAGAACGAGACAGACTACTAGCAGAGCGAGACGAACTAGCGGCTGCTATTGCAAGTATGAAACAGGAGTCAGATGGACTTGTGGACAAGGTTGTTGCTACAGAAGCAGAGCGTGATGAATACAAACGAAAACTGGACGAGATTGCAGAAGGTGTAAGCGGCCAGGAACAAAAAATAGAAGAACTACTTAATAAAATTGCAAGTCTAGAAGCAGAAATAGAACGCCGTGATGCTGTTGTAATTAAAATGGCAGAGAAGTATCAGTTAGTGGAAAAGGATGAGTTTGCAGAAGATCTCGAAAGTCAAGCAAACACTGATGAAACACTGCGTTTCATGCAACAGGATTCCGAAAAAAAGGAATAGGGGTTCCTACACAATTAGCCGCAGTAGCGGACCTTGACTTAGATAAAGCGGCACAAGCAGACTTTGGTGTGGAGTTTCCAAAACATCCTGATAAAGGTGACTTGTTTGTTCGCGTTGATACGTTACCAAATCGTTTGTTTCGTTATACAGGAACAAACTGGATGCAATTAGATAAAGAAGTTACGGACACATATTTAAATGAAGATTATGTAGATCATTTAACAGATCAAGTAGTAAAAGGTGTAACTGATGTGGATGATTTAACACGTCAGGAACAAGAGGAAGTCGAAAATGCAATCCAACGTCGTCGTGGTGACAGAGCCTGACACATACTATAGCAGTGTGCCAACTCTATTTTTAGTAGGATGTAGTGCATATCAGGATGCTATAATGGATAACATACGCAGGGTTACTGTTCCTATAACTGTTTACCAGACTTCTGAAAATAACAGCCCAGAATGGATAATTAATGCATATAATACTAGTGATTGCACTATATTAGATTGTAAATTTAATGACTTTATTACTGGTTTTTTAATTGACAAACCGCTTGTTTGGTACTATAATAATACAGTATCATATAAGCAATTTAACTTAAACGAAGTCGCGGATCCAATAGATCCGCTAATAAAATGGATTAGTGAATGGCATATAGAGCACCAAGAGAAAAACGCGGTTTACATGTAGAAGTTCGTAATAATGATGTCACCCGTGCATGGCGTAAACTAAAGCGTTTGATGCAGGATGAAGGTGTTATTCAAGAATTACGTGATCGCAAGCATTTCACTAAGCCTAGTGAAAAGAGAGCCCGTAAGAAGGCTGCAGGCCGTGCCCGCTGGTTAAAGAAAAAAAGAGAACTAGATAATAGATAAATATTATTAGGATCGTGGCGATACACGATCGAAAGGGCCAAGTATATAGTCAATATATAGGACCAATAGGGTTGTGCCTTAATCCACACGTAGTAGTCAAAGGTTAACTACTATATTATAGAGATGCCTTTATGGGTCTCACAACATAAATCTTGCTTTAAAAGGAGATAGAAAAATGACAAGATTAACCTCACTCGATATCAATAAACTAACACCATACGCTGTAGGCTTCGACCGTGTGTTTGATAACATGGCTCGTTACATGGAACACCAAAGTCAAAGCACAGGATATCCTCCATACAATATTGTTAAGGATGGCAATAACTTTCAGATTGAAATTGCACTTGCGGGTGTAAAACTTGCGGACCTTGACATTGAAGTAGCAGAGGGTGTTATGACAATAAGTCATGATCCGCAACTGGATGAACAGGACACAAACCGTTTTGTACATCGCGGAATTAGTAAGCGTAAGTTCAAGCGTAGTTTTACACTTGCAGAAGACGTAGTTGTAAATGGTGCTAAACTTGAGAACGGTATGCTTTACATTGCACTAGAGCGTATTATTCCTGAAGAAAAACAGCCTCGCAAGATTGCTATTGAGCAAGTTGCAGAGTAAATACTATATAGAGTGGGGGGCGGAAACGCCCTCCGCAGATCAGGAGTAACAATGAGCGAATCACAAGTAAAAGAAAATATTAGGCCTGTTTTGGATATTGAACCACCTAGAGACTACAAGGTAATATATCTAAATGACGAAGTTACTACATATGAGTTTGTTATTGAAAGTCTTTTAAACGTTTTCAATTACGATGAGGATGACGCACGAGAAAAGTCATTGGAAATAAATGACGAAGGTGCCGGAGTAGTTGCAGTATTACCTTTTGAAATTGCGGAACAAAAAGGTGTTGAAGTGCTAATGAGTGCAAGAAATCATGGTTATCCACTGGAAGTAAAACTCGAATCTAATTAAGAGGCAGTAATGCAAATCGAGAATGATATTAAACTGGACTACAGTAATGTATTACTTCGTCCTAAACGTAGCACCCTAGGTTCTCGCAAAGAAGTTAGGCTCAAACGCACACACAATTTCCGTAACAGTAAACAAACATTTGAACGTATTCCAATTATAGCCGCAAACATGGATGGTGTTGGCACATTTGAAATGGCTGATAAACTTGGTGAACTTGGATTGTTTACTTGTTTAATTAAAACCTATACAATTAAAGATCTTGTAAATTATTTTACAAAAGAACGTGCTGAATATACAGCATACAGTATGGGTATTACAGAACAAGATGCTGCTAAGTTCAGAGCAGTTTACACAGGTGCAAATGTTATAAAATATGTATGTGTGGATGTTGCTAACGGATATTCAGAACGTTTTCTAAATTATGTTGCACAATTGCGTGAGGATTATCCAGGACTAACTATTATTGCAGGTAATGTTGTTACTGCAGATCAAACACAGGAGTTAATTCTACGTGGTTGCGATGTTGTTAAAGTGGGTATTGGTCCCGGTAGTGTTTGCACTACTCGTATACAAACCGGTGTGGGTTATCCGCAACTTTCCGCGGTCATGGAGTGTGCTGACGCTGCTCATGGTCTTGGTGGACATATTATTGCTGATGGCGGCTGT